GTAACGTTGAAGGTTCTTAGGGCCATTGATTATTTCTCCTTACTACCGAGTTCGAATGAGATGTAGAGATCACGAGCTTCGCGCGCTGCTGGCACACGCGCCCAAGGCTGCATGACGATTTTGTCGAACAGGCCGAGCAAGCACGCCTCGCCGCACAGGTGCTTTGCGCCGTCGTCCAGTTGCACGGTCATCCAGCCGCTAGGCAGTGCGTCCGAGTTGGAGGAGACATCTGCCTTACGCGCACAGTGGTCGCATTGGTAGCGATGGATTTCGAGGTGTTCTTTCATCAGCCGCTCTCCTGCATTTTGAGGCGCGGGAGGTCTTGGCCGCTGGCCTTTCTTCCAGCCGCGCTCACTGCCATGCCGAGGTTCATTGCTTGTTCGGCTATCAGCCGCGCTGTGATTGTCGTCGCGCCTTCGGGCGGATTGCCGACGTTAGGGATACCGATAGTTTCTAATAGCGTCCAGTGGTCGACGAGACCAGCTCGCGCCAACTGCAAGTACATCAGCTTGCGCTCGATCTCGGACGATGCAAGCAGCGAGCCAGGGGCGACGTGGTAGGTGAAGTAGCGCAGGAACGCGCGCGTTCGGTCGCGGCGTGGGCGCGGACCGCGCACCAGAGCTTCGCCGCGCAGTTCGCCTTTGCTTGTGTAGTCTTCGTCGTGGACGTAGTCAGGGATGAGCGTACCAGGGTCGAAGTCGAAGTCTTCGGCGGTCAGGCCGTCTGGACCGAGGATGGCAAGGCGCTGCGGGAGCGTGTAGAACTGCGCGAAGTTGCTGGCGACCATCATCGCGAACTCGCGCATGAAAGACTCCAGCACGCGGGAACGCTGACGGATCGCGGGAGTCATCGCCTCAAGGATGCGTTCGACGGTGTCGGCTGAAGGCAACTGGCCGAGCTTGGCCATGTTCTGCACGTCGGAGACGCCTGCTAGCTCCTTCATGGTTTCAACGACGAACTTGATTGTTTCAGGGATGGACTGGTCTAGCGACGGCTCGTTGAGGACTTCGAAGGGCTTGCCGACGGATGGGTTGACTTGAGCGCGCAGGCCGGCGCGGGCGGGGTCGATTTTGTCGAAGGCCGCTTTGGACATCGCCGTCTTGTTGGCTACGATCCCAGGACGGCCAACGCGCTCGTTGTGGTTGTCAACGACGCGCAGGGCGCGGTCCAGCGAACGCTGCAGCGGCAGCAGATCCCACAGCGGAGCTTTGCCAAGCCACGACCATGGCCAAGGGTCCAGCGTCAGCTTGCACAGCGGGAACAGGCCGTGCCAGTAGATATTCGGCCCGTCATAGAGCATGACGGTGCTGGTAGCGATGATGCGGCGCTTGTCGGGGTACAGCAGATCACCAGGGCGCACGGTGTAGGACCAGTTCTGGTCTGGGTCGCCGACTTGGACGATCTCGTTTGTTTCGTTGGTAGCGTCGTCTTTGATGTAGACGGTGTAGAGATCGGCGACTGGGAGCTTGCCTCCCAGCGTTGCGGCGGACTTTTGCTGCGCGACACGGTCCCAGAACGGAGAGCCGAAGCGCTCGTTAATCAGATTGAGGATCTGGCCAGCGCGCGTCAGGCCGCTTGGACCAGCCAAAGAGCCATCGCGGTCGGGTTTGATGAGTGGAGCTTTCTCTGGGCAGCCCATTGCGTCGGCGAGGTGGCGCAGGAAGTTGACCGTGCGTTCGCGGCGCAGCACGACGCCGAATGCATCTTGGATGGTGATGTATGAAGCGGGGCGAATCGGGATTACATCGCGAGGGTCTTCGGCGGTGAGGTCTTGATCGAGGATGTCGGGGTTCCAGAATAGGTGCGCCCAGCCAGTGCCGCCTGCTAAGTAGTACTTGATCGCATCGGCCCAGCGCATGTCGATGAAGCGCTGTAGGTACCAATGCTGCGCGAGCTTGCCGAATTGGTCTGCGTGGTCGCTGTAGCGAGGATTGAAGGTGCGGTACTCCCAGAAGGCCTTAGTGTCGGTCATGCCAGCGGCCAGATCCAAGGCGATCTTGCCGAGGAAGTTAGCCGACGTTGACGACAGGCGGTCGCTGCGCTCCAGCAAGCCCTGCTCGCCCATGACCGCGTCCATGGTTTCCGAGATACGGTTGTAGCCTTTCTGCGACTTCAGGAAGGACTCGCCTTCGGTGACGGCTTCGCGCAGCCAACCCAAGACGGACTGCTCCTGCAAGGCTGGAGGGATGCGGGATGCGCCGACAAAAGGGAGGATGGAGGCCATTTAAGGAGGATCGCCATCGTTAAAGCCGTGCCCTGAACCTCGGTCGTAGTGAACGGCTTCGTTGACCACACCGCGTTCGCGTTCGAATTGTTGCAGGGCGCGGAGGCTGGTAAGCTCGTGGCGCTGGTAGCCAGCGCGTTGATAGCGCTGGGGCATCGGCACGTCGTTGCGGCCTGGGTAGCGGACTTCGCCTGTAATTGGGTGCTTCCAGACGACGCAGCGCTCGAAGGGGGCAACAGTAGCGGTGCGCTCGGCGCGGCGTCCGATGTAGACGAGGGCGGCAGGCGCTGGGCAAGCGACAACGCGCTGGTCGAAATGGACGTGGCGCAGCTCGTTGGCGAGGAAGACTGAGTCGTCGCTGACCAAGGCCAGTGGGACCAACAAGCCGCATGAGCGGCATTCGATGAACCAGCCGCGCATTTATCTTGTCCTCAGATGTCCTTGATTAACGATGAAAGTAAAGTTGCCTGGATGCACCGGACAAGTCGCGAAACCAGCAGCTAAGCCTCCTTTGAATGGGCCGACGAGATACTTCGACCTGTCAATCCATTCTACCAATTCACCAGGTTCTAGACGTTCAACAGCTTGCACGTTTATGTAACTGCGTCCGCCGTTTACTACTCTAAGGCCATCAGTCCCGCAAAGTTTAGCAGCAGTAGCTTTGACTCGCAGCTTGCGCGGAAGGAGTAAGCCAAGCGGACTAAGAAGCAATATAGCTAGGAATGATCGTCTTTCCATCAACGCAACCCGTCAGCGACGGCCTCCAGTTCGTTGGTTAGGACGCGCTGCAGGAAGTCCTTGAACTCGACTCCCAGAGCGCGAGACTTCAGGCGCATCAACGTCGCGGGGCGCAGCGCGATCTCGATGCCGTCGGCGCGCACTGTCAGCAGACGTGACACTAACGCAATCACGTCGTCGGCGGTGTGAAGCTGCGTCGCGGAGATGCGCTCAAGCTGCTGACGAGCTTGGTCGTCGAAGTAAATCGCCCGCTCGGCGTCGTGGTCGCGGCAGCGTTCTAGGCGCGTGCGCAAGACGGTTTCCAACGCGGTCCTGCGCTTGTTAGCGGCTTCTTCGTAGTGAACGACCAAAGATTCGGGCAGCGCGACGCTGATGCGGACTTTGGTTGGTTGCGCGACAACTCCAGCAGATAATGGATGAACTGGATTCGACATAATCCTCCTATCAAGCGCGAGTGTACGCCGCTCGGCAGCCGAGCGCAAGCGTTTCAGTTCATCAGTTGATCGAACAATTCGTCCCACTCTTCGTACATTTCCTCCAAGCTGCAATCGGAGGCTTGCCAGTTGCGGGCGCGCGGGCCTTCGCGCACGCTGCTTGCGTCGGGGATGTCGGCTTGGAATGTCCAGTCGTGAGCGGCCCACAGCGCCATTGCAAAAGCACGCCAACGGTCGTCGTGTGCGCCGTAAGCGGCCTTGGCAACCATCTTGGTCTGGTCCATTTCGCAGTCGGTCAGTTCTTCGACCAGCCACGGCGAGGCGATCTTGACCAGGCGCTTGCTGATATGCCGCATCGAGCGGATCGACAGGTCGCGCACCGACTTGGGCGTCGAGGTCCAGCCTAGCGAGGAAGTCTGGCGCACCGCCATGCTGTCGATGGTTTCCCAGACGAACAGGTTGACGTAGCCGAAGTGGTTGATCAAACGACGCTGCGTCAGCAGGCCTGGCCCAGGCCAGACTTCGATGATTGCGAGCGCTTGGTTGCTGTCGGAGGCTCCGGCGTACAGGGTGCCAAGGGCGTGGACGTAGTCGGCTAGGTCTTCGGGGTCGATGGGCGCGGCGAACTCGGCGACCTGCACGTCAGGGATGTTCAGGCCTACATTGCCGACGCGAAGGACTTCGATTGCGCCGTTGTCGATGCGGTAGTCGTCTACCTTGCGCGAGAAACGCGACCAGTTGGTGATGCCGACAGTCGGGTCGCAGCCGAGGACGTAGGTTGCGTTCGGTCGAGGCTCCTCGAAGATCCAGACCAGTCCGCGAGAATCGCGTTCGCGTGGATCGAAGACGGCGGGATCAAGCGAGTGGCTTGGGCCGATTGTGTAGGTTTTAGGCTCTAAGACTGCGTTCATGGCGGATCAGAGGAAGCAGACGTTGCAACGCTTCGGCTTTGGCATGGCGCAGGTCTGCTAACTGATCACCGATAGCAGGGATGAAGCGCTGCGGCGTAATGTCGAAACACTCTCCCTTTTGATACTCGCCTTGATTGCCAGGAGTGCTCGCGTAAAAATATCTGCCTTTATCAAACGCAAAAGGGCGATACTTCGGATGCGGCCAAGCAAGCCACTGGCCAACAAGGACAGCAGTATCATAAGACCGCTTCCAGCCTGTCCAATGCACTTCCCAGTCATGGTAAAGAAAGCATTCGCACTCGACGTTCAATTGGTCTAAGAATACGTGCGCCTTTTCCTCGCGCTCAATGACGATGGCCTGATCTTCTGGCTGAGCGAGAAGAGGCGAGACTCGAGCATGCCATAGCGCAACTAATGAATTACCAAGGCCGAACAGCAGATTTCTTCTCTTCATTTTATTGTACTCCTCCAACGACGAGGTCATAAGGCGTTCCCATGCGCGTTTCCAAGCGTAGCGCTTCAAGCAGCTCTGGCGAGAAGGCGGACTGGTTAGTATGCTGGAAGCTCTCTTCAGGCGTCGCAGCGTAATTGGTCAAGAACAAATTCAACTCACCCGCTTGCAACGCAGCGGCACGCTCGGTCTCGTACCAGTAAAGCTGCTCGCGCGGCAGGAAGATGCGCCGTCCAGCGAACTCAGGGCTGGTGTCGTGGATCTTCTTGGCGTGCAGCAGCGAAAGCTCTGACGGACGCCAGTTCTCAGGCGGCTTGGCGCGGTACTTGGTGGACTCGACGTACCAGGGTATGAACACGTAGCGCCAGCCACGCTGTCGTCCTTGACGACAGTCCTCGGTCCACTCGTGCCACCAGTTGCCTCGGCCTTGGGCGGTGCTCTCCAGGAAGCAGAAGGTGTTAAGCGACCGCGAAATGGTCGGGATGAAGTGCAAGCGGATGATGTTGGAGTACACCCACGAGGCACACTCGGTCAGGTGACTGACTTCGAACTGTCGGCCTTGGCCGAGGCCGGTCTGCTGTTTGCTGTCTTGGTAGAGAATCGACGTGTGCAAGCCAGCGAAGAACAGATGCTCGGCCTTCACGTCGAAGTTGCCTAAGTTGGGGTCAAGCGACGGCTGCATGTACCAAGGCAGATGCTCCCAGATGAACTTGTCGCGGTCGTAGAGTTCTTTGACTTGTTTGTCGTCCACGCTGGCAGCTAAAGCGCGCTGGTTAGTCGCGGTAGTCTGCCGGTGCATTGTGATGGCACGGGCGTACTGCGTAGCGCCGAGCTGACGAGACTTGTGCGCGGTGAACTTGATGCCTTCGATGGGGTCGCCTGCTTGCGCCGCGTCCCAGGCTTCCTCTTCGGCTTGGCAGACGAGGCGATTGAAGATTTCCTGCGACTGCCAGAACTGCAAGCGTGAGATGCCGCCGCCATCGGGGATGAACCAGCAGTAGCGTTCTCTCCAATGGTGAAAGTCACAGCGCGACAGCAGTTGCTCATTGGTGATGAAGTCACGCTCCTCGGCGCGCAGGGCGCGCTTGAGCTTGCCGTCTTCGGTGCGCAGCTTAGTAAGATGATCAACCCATTCGTCTACTTTGGCGACCGGGTAGCGCTGCAAGCGCACGCCGAGCTTGGCTTCGAGGCGTTCGATTTGGGCGGCGGTGACGTGCTCTGAGTACATTAATTGCCGACGCTCGCTGCTTCAGTTCTTCGCGTACAAGCCGCCTATAACAGGCGTCCAGTTGGTGCCGTCGGGTAGCGAGATGACGCCGCTGCCTTGCTCGATGCCGCCTGCGGCCAAGAGTTCGTCCTTGGTTTTGTTGTAGGCAGGGAGGCCGCTGTTTGGCGCTGGGGCTGGGGCTGGTTCGCCTTCCGCGCCAAGCTTGAAACCAACATCGTCAGCGACGAAGGCAAGCTCCGAGGCCGAGTCGGTGTACTGGCCGTCGGTGACGACAAACTCGATCCGCACGCCTTTAGCGGCTGGGTTGTTGGGGAACTGCTCAAGCGCCTCGTTACCGGTCAGCACAGCGTTGAGCTTATAACCAACCTTGAGCGGGTTGTCTGGGTCGGAGTTGTCCCTGCCTGTTACGGCAAGCGACGCGGTGACGTTGGTGGAAACCAGCTTCAACTCAGGCGTAGCCGACGTAAGCACGTTTAAATACTCCTCGGACACGCTGAAGTTGACATCCGCCGCGAAGCTGCCGTCTCCCTGCGCGATGACTGGTGTTGCTGTTAACTGGCCGATTATTTTCATTTTGGCTCTCCTTGTTTACTGTTCGACTTCCTCATGCTCACGCTTGGCTGCGTAGCCTAGCGCCTCTGCCGCCTCGCGCAGCGCGTCGCGTTGCTCGTCGACATAACTGACATCAGGAGGCTCACCGCGCTGGTCAGCTGCGACCGGGCGCACCGAGATGCCGGAGTAGGCCATCCACAACTCCAACGCATCGGCGATGCGCGCCAACTGGCGCTCGATACCTTTGGTGTTGGCGTAGGTGAGCTGGACGAAGGGGCGCTTGGGCCTACTATCAAGCATACAGCTTTGAAAGCTGCTTCAGCTCGACGGAGACATTCGCGTAGGTTCGCTTACTGTCTTGGAATGAAGCGTGTCCGTTAGCTGACAGACTTACTGCGGACTCGTCATGAGCGGCGTCGAGCAGCGCTTTCAAATGCGGCTGGACCTGTTCGAACTCCTTACGCGACTGACCAGAGTAATTCTGAAGCTCTGCGTCAAGCGCTGACTTTAGTGCTGCTGGTTTTCCAACTCCAGTAAATGACCATGACATGATTTATTCCTCCTTGATTTGTGTCTCCTTGACAGAC